GCTTAAATGTCAACTGAGTAAGCTGCGGCAGCAGGAAGCCCATGCAGATAGGCATGCCGTCCACATTCCAGACGATAGCGCGAATATACCGCGCTGCCTGCTGAATGATTGGCAGCGTCCAGCGCGTGTCGTCCACCGGCAGGCCAATCTCTGGCAGATCCACGATGCCCGTGTCTGAACTGCCCGTGTGAGCGGCGCACTGCACGTTTGTCAGCCGGTCGCCCGTCTTCGGCATAAGCACGTCGATACTGTTCCCTTCCGGGTAGACGGCAACTACGATGCCAAGCGCTTGCCCCTGCATTACTGGCTCCCTGGCGTCAGCATTTCGGAAAAGTACGGCGACCCGCTGCTTTGCGCAGCCGTTATGCGGTCGATGAAGTTAGTGCCTCGCTCGTAGTCAACTTCTGTGAAGTAGTTTCCGAACGGCTCGTACGTGTGCACCACCGAATGGGCGTAATGCAGCGACTGGATCTGGTCGCCATAGTTGATCTGCACGTACGTCCCGGCGCGAATCTTTTCATGGCCCTCAAGATGCATCGCGCCGCTCTCCAGAACGACGTTGTCCTGATTGAGGGTCGTCAGGAGATTGCGGCGATTGTCGATCCACGTGAGGAAGGCATTTTGATTCGCCCAGCGCGCATCGCCAGCCGGCGTCCCGTTGCCAGCATTGGTCTCGGTCGCACCGCCCTGCTGCGTGGACACTTCCATCTTGCGAAGGCCGTATAGCAGCGGGTTGACGTTTTGATAGTTCTGGATGTAGTACGGCGTCGCGCCCTGCTGCGATGCGTACGTTGCGAACATTTTTGTCAGATCGTCATAATTCATGGTGAACCGCGGCGCATCTACCCAAAAGTAGTTTGCTACCCCTGCGTCCGAACGGCGCGCGCTAATGGATATGATCGAGTTGACGCCAATAGATACACAATTCGCCGTCGGGGCAAAGTCGCTAGACGGATCTATGCCGCTCGTTACCGACGACTGAATGGGTTGAAGCGTAAGCCGCTGTGCCGCATCCAAGAACGGGGTAGGACGATAGACGGCATACGGACCAGCAGGTCCCCATACGCCTGCATCGCGATCCTCAATAAAGAACTCGTTGAAGGGCCCGAGGTCGAGATACTGTTCGAGAAGCTGCTGCACCGTCCCGTTATTGAATGCTCCAAGCTGCACCGAGACGAGCGCATCGGGGACTTGAATGTCGGTCGCAACCTCTGCCAGCGCGGTGCCGGAAGTCGCGCCCGCCTGCTGCATGCCAGCGATATACGGGTTGACGATCAAGTCGAAGACGGCTTGAACGAAGGCCGTCGTAGTCTGCACATTAAGTTCGGGCCCATACTTCGAAAACAGCGGGAAACTCGAAATAAGGTTCGCCACGTCGGGCGTCGCGGGCATGTTGAAAATCTGGATAATCTGCAGAATCTTATGGTAGTCGTGGCCGGTCACGTGAATCGTGCGGCGCGGCTTTCCATCAGCCCCCATGCTCTGGTCGCGCTGAATGTCAGCCACGAAACCGCGCATCATGACTGGCAGCTTCTGCCCGGTCGCTCCCGAATATTTGTAGGAGTCGCCAGCAAAGCGAATCTCAATCATGTCCATCGGCTCAATAAGCGCGTAGAGCGTGTCCTTCAGCCCATTCATGACCTGATCGACAAACGAAATAGAGAACGCGCCAGCAGAAGCGCGCACGGACTTCTGCACGCGCACGACGGAGCCTTCGCCGAGCCATGTCGTGAGGTCGTAAATGTTCTTTGCCGAATCAGATTGACTCGGCGGCCCAGCCAGCGATGACTGGCTCTGCGTCGCATTGACTTGAGCGCTTCCGGTCGCGCTCGTGCGCGTCACCACCTTATGCAGCAGAACCTGAATGTTCGGCTTGCGAATTTTTACTTTCATGCTTAGGCCGGAATTTGAATGATTGTCGGGGTCTGCGTGCCAGAGGCGGACGGCTTCGAAACCTTTGTGCTGAGCGTCTTTGTCTTCGTTGCGCCTCCCGGCGTGGTGACGCTCTGCTGCAGAGTGATGTTGATGTCACCACCGCCAAATCCGTACGGAGCACCGCTCCCAGCGGCAGAGCCAACCTTCGATGCGGAAGCCGCTGCGGAGGCATCTGCGGCAGACGTGGACCGGTCCTTTGCGGGAATCTTTGCCGCCGGCTCTGCAACAATCGTCATGTCATCAGGAGCAGGCTTCGGTTTCTTTTCGGCGGTCTCTGCGACAATCGTCATGTCGTCGGGAGCCGGCTTCGGTTGCTTTTCGGCGGGCTCAGAAACGATCGTCATATCGTCGGGAGCGGGCTTCGGTTGCTTCGAGGTAGGTTCTTCAGCAATCGACATATCGGGATGAAATCCCTTCGTAGAGAGCCGCCCCATTCCAGCGCCAACGCCCGCGTTGACCTGGTCGTCCGAGTAAGGCATCTTTCCGTTCTCGGCCCGGATCATCCCCTTCATAAGCGCAGCCACGACTTTTGGATCGTCAAGATTCGGAACGTCGCCAGCCTTCAGGCCCGTCGCTCCCGTCATAAGCTTGGTGTAATTGGCGATCATTTCCGGCGTGTTGCCGGTACGTGCGCCGCCCGTCCACTTGTCCTGGATCTGCGCGAGCGTCAGGCCGCGATAGCCGCTCTCCAGATTGGACGTCGCCTTAGCGATGCCGACCGTCGGGTCCGAATAAACGTCCTCTTGGCCTTTGTGAAGCATGTTCAGAGGGTTATTGCTGCGAATGCCAAGCGGGTCGCCTGAGCCGTCTTGCCCCTGACCCTTCAGCCAATTGAGACCGCCCGCCGTCGCGTCAACGGCCTTGTCCCACCAAGTGCCACCGGTCGCCGTATGCAAGCCGTCGCCACCGCGCGTAATCTTCCCGGCGCTACCCATGTCCCTCACTACGGTTGATCCCGCAGGAAGTGACTCGCCCATGGCGGACTTCGGCGGACCAATCAAAGACGGATCGGCAATGTTGACGCCAGGGATCTTGTTCGCCATGGCGAGGATGCCTTCCATCATCGCCTGGGTGTACGGGATCAGCTTCTCGCCGACCATCGTCTTCATGTCGGAAATGTTCGCGTCGATCGTGCGCTGGGTCGAACCGGCGTCATCCTCTTGGCCCTTTCCAGCCATGACGCGCACCAGTTCGCTGCGGAACTTCTCGAAGTCACCACTCTTCTCTGCGCGATCGAGCGAAGACAGGTCCGACTCACTCATGTCTTTGCGGTTGCGGATGGCGTCCGGGCCCTTCCTGTAGAGGTCATCGACGCCCTGGAAGTCCGTCGTCTTCGAGATGCCCGCAAGCGCTTGAATTCCGCCCTCGCGAACGTCTTTAAGATCAATCCCCGCGTTCTTCAACAGCATCGAAATGCCGCTATGGTCCGAGTCGCTCATGTTCATGAACGAGGCCGTGTCGGCATACGACTTCAGGCCGAAATAGTTCTTCTCGGCATCAAGCTCCATCTCGGCGCCGTACCGGCCACGACCGGCGTAAGCATTGTCGAACGCGCCACGAATTACCGAGAAGTTGGTCCCCTCCGGGCCCTTGTTCTGAGTCTCCCAGTCCTTGGACCCGTGTTGCGACATGTAGCCGTTGATATCCCGGTTATCGAGCCCGTTGCTAAAGAGTCCACCCTCTGCACGCATCGCCGCGCGAATCGGATCGAGCGAGCCGAACGCCTGCATCGTGAAGTTGCGCGATGCCTCAGAACCGCCCATTTGCTGCATGGACGCGTTCGCCTGACCGAGGATTGAAGAGGCATGGTCTGCCGTCATGCCATCTACGCCAAGCATTGACGAGTAGGCGTTCCCGAAGCGATTGAGGTCAACCACCCCGGAATTGAACCGGTTCTGTTGCGCCGCGAATCCCTGCATCGCCTGCATAACTTCAGACGGGGTCGCCTTTCCCTGCGTATTGACGATTGCTTCGGCGAGCGTGGCCGCCAGTTCTTTATTGTTCTGGTGCGCGTCCATGCGCTGCATGCCCGCCGTGAAGGCGACGCCCTGCCCCGGCTGCAGGCCGTATGCGCGAGCGATATCAACACCGGAACGCGTTGCGCCAGCCAACTCGTCGGGCGTGCGGTATGCACCCCCGCTCGCGGAGTTCGCAAGCTGCTCCATCTTGACGAATTCGCCATTCGCCATTCCGAGGTCCCGCGCGGCTACCCAAGACGCGTCACTCAAACCCTTGAACGACACGCCGAGGTCGCCCAAAGAGCGCTTCAGCAAGTCCAGATCGAGGTTGCGGTCCTTCGCCTGGTCGATGCCCTCAGAGACGGCCTTCCCAGCCATCGCAGCGGCCGCGATAAGGCCACCGCCGACTAACCCAGCGGCAGCGCCTCCGAGGCCACCCAGCAGGCCGCCAACCTCCATGCCAGTGCCTGCGCCTTGGATGCCCTCTTGAAGCATGCCACCAACCGGGCCGCCGACACCGCCGCTGAATGCGCCCGCCGTGCGTCCGGCCATCCCGCGACCGTACCGGCGCGCACCGCGACCGAATCCGCCGCCGCGACTGCCCTCGTCTTCACCAGCGGGCGGCCGGCGACCACCGCTACCGCCGCCAGAACCACCGCTGCCGCCGCTGGCTGGCGGCTTGGCCGGGGGCGCGGGCGGCACGATGTTGCCGTCGCCATCTACATCATTCGATAGGGTCGGGTCGAGCGACGTGCCACGCACCGTATGCATGAAGGCGCGATCGCGCATGCGCTGCGCCGCTCGCGGGTCGGTTGAAGTCTTCGACCAATCGATTTGCGAGATATGGAGATCACTCTGCCCCGAGTTTTTCAGGGCGTTGCGCACCTGAGCGGAGAGCGCCAGAGTCTGCTTGAACTGCTTGTTGATGAGGTCAAGGTCGCGCGCCATGTTCTTCACGTCCGTCGGCTCGAATTTGAGCTTCTGGTTCGCGGCCACGGCAGAGCCAAGTTTGTTCATAGACGCAGTGATCTTTTGAATCGCCTGGTCAACTCCACCCGCATTTGCTCCTACACCAATTTTTACTTCAGGCATGCTCGCTCCTTTGATGCCCTAATGCTCACGTCACGAAAGCAAAAAGCCCCGGGGATACCGGGGCTTCTTTACTCTTCCGGACCCCAGTCGCCGGGGTCTTCCGTGGGCTGGGTACCGCCTGCTGCAGCCGCCGCCGCTGCCTCTTCCGCCTCTGCTTCGCGCTCAATTTGCGCGAGGTAGTCGCTTGCGGCGTTTTCATCGTCGTCATCGAACTCTTCGCCCGTCTTCCCCTCCTGGTAGTGGTATGCCCACCATTCGGCTTCAATCTCACCGTCAGTCATGGCGAGGAAGCGCGGGTCGGTTGGCGCGAGGTTATATTTCGCGCGAAACCAGAGTTCGTAACTATTCGCTAACTCCCGCCCCCGCGCCTTCGCTTCCCTTCGCTGGTTCGGAACGAAAAGACTGCTCCTTTGCACGGAGAGCGCCGAAAACTTTCATGATCTTCTCTTCGAAGTCATCGTCCATCAGCGGGTCCATCGCTTCCAGGTTGAACGTCTCAGGAGCGCTAACCAGCAGCGTCTGGAGCGTAACGAGCCCCAGCCCTCCGAGGTCGCCTACCCTGCCGTCTGCCAAGTAGTTGCCTTCCGTCAGCACGTTGTAACGCGAGCGGATCTTGTACACGTCCTCTTTCGTGCGGCGGCCAAAGACGAAGCGGCCGAAGCCCTCTACGTCCACATTAAAATCGTCTGTCTTCGCGGTGCGCATTCTCATGCCTCAAATAAAACCGACCGCCTAAAGGCGGCCGGGGACTTCGATTAGGCGACGGTGCCGGTACGGTCGAGGGCGAGCAGTTGACCGTGCTGCATAACGATCGCGTGCTTCGTTACTTCCAGCGAGCCGGAAGCGTACGAACACCCGATGTAGTTGGCGAGCAAAGAGCCGTCGTCCTTCGAGTAGATTTCGATGTTGAACACAATGCCGAGCAGCACTGCATCACCGTTCTCAGGGGCGATACCTGCTTTGACCATCGCGCCCTTGTTCATGACCATGACGGACACACTCAGCGAGTGACGTGCGATGGTCGGCACGTTCTCCTGTACGTGGATGTCACCGATGCCGCTCGCCGGTTCCGGCGCATAGTCATCATTGGCCGATACCGACTGCAGCATCCCGACTTGGACGCCGCCGAAGGTGATGATGATCCGGTTACCAGACCGAACCTGCAGGTTGGTCTGCCCGTTCACAACTGCGTTGTTTGCCATGTTCGGCTATCCCTTATGCCGACGCGGTGCCAGTGAACGGCACGGCGAAGACGGTGACTGAAATGTAGTTCGCCGGCAGAACAGGCGAGCACTGGAAAGACACAGCGATCGCGGTCCCAGCAGCGGACGCGACGATGTTCTTGTAGGGAGGGTTGTCGGCGTCACCAGCGAGCACGCCCGGTCCTTGCGGATCGGGAACGGCGAGCGCCTTGAGGTTCGTTTCAACCAGCGTCGCAGCGCGGCCCAATGCAATCGGCGTGATCTTCGCGCCGCGGAGCGGGTCCAGAATTTCGCGCGACGTGCGGCACGTGTAGTCCAGCGCCCAGCCCACCGACTGTTCGACCTTGTCGTAGTTGTCATTGACAAGCCACGTCGAGATGGACTGCACGACCATGTAGCCGGTCTTCGCCTTCACCAACGGAATCACGCCAGCCTGAAGCAGCGGATCGGTATCCGTCGGGACGTTCAGATAGCGCTCCAGGCCAGAGAAAGCCATGGCCTTGTTGGTCATGGCAGTGCCCGGCGAAACGCCAGAGAACGCGCCAGCAATCGCAGCGGCCGTCAGGTACGGCGAGTACAACTGAAGGCCAGTCAGAGTGCCGGTCAGGTCGTAATCGTAGTAGCCCAAGTGGACCAGTGAAGTGCGGTCCGAATTCAGGTTGAATGCGAACGCGATCGCTTCGGCATCCGTT